TTCTATAGGAGTGTAAAAGCTTGTTCCAGACGATCACCAGCGAACTGCCTAAAGACACAGACTATCCGGAACGTCAGTTCCGTTTGGATGTTTTTCGGCGTGTTCTGAAAGGTGAGCTTTACGATCATCTGAAGCACGGCTTCTATGAAGAGAAAAACGGTGCCGGGGAATACATCCCACTGAGACAGCGCCGGCCATGCGTCAAGTACAACATTTCCAAAATCGTGGTTGATGATTCAGTGTCACTGCTTTTCTCGGAAGGTCATTTTCCAGATATCGAATCCGATGATGAGGATGTCAAAACGGCACTCGCAGCCCTGGTTAAAGAATCGAAGCTAAATGAGCTGATGGTTGATGCCGCTACTCGCGGCAGCGTCGGCAGCGTGGCTATCTTCTTCCAGGTCCTTAAAAATCGGGTGTTCTTCACCGTTATGGACACTCCATTCTTAACTCCAGAATGGGACCCAGAAGCTCCCGATACGCTATCGAAGGTTACTGAGCGGTACAAGGTCAAAGGCAACGCCTTGGCAGATTGCGGTTACACGATCTCTGACAATTCGGCGACTTATTGGTTTACACGGGAATGGACCGCTGAGTTTGAAACGTACTATCAGCCGCAATCCTTGGATGACGCTTCTGCTGGCAAATCTTTGATTATTGACGAAACACGCACTGTGCAGCACAAGCTGGGGTTTGTCCCTATTGTGTGGGTCAAAAACCTCCCTGGTGGAGAGGGTGTCGATGGTGCCTGCACTTTCAAGGAAGCAATCGATACCCAAATTGAGATTGACTACCAGCTCTCTCAAGCAGGCAGAGGCCTCAAGTATAGCTCTGACCCGACGCTTCTTATCAAAGAGCCTACTCAGAATGACGGAACGATGGTCAAAGGTGCTGCCAATGCCATTGTGGTTTCTCAGGATGGGGATGCAAAACTGCTGGAGATAGACGGGACGGCAGCAACGGCAGTTGTTGAGTTCGTCAAGGCCCTACGTGAATTTGCCCTGGAAACGATTCATGGCAATCGGAGCAATGCAGAGAAAATCAGTGTGGCACAGTCTGGCCGCGCCATGGAGATGATGAACCAAGCGCTCATTATGCTGGCAGATCGGCTCCGGATATCATATGCGGAAGGGGCCCTTTTAAATCTCCTGACCATGGTAATTCGCGCCTCGCACAAGTTCCAGCTTGTTATCAGCGACAAGAAAATACAGGCTTTGAATAAAAGTGCCAGCATCTCACTCCGTTGGCCGGCTTGGTACCCTCCCACCTCTCAGGATCAGCTCACCACGGCGCAGGCATTGAAGGAGCATACTGAGGCTGGTCACATGAGCCATGAAACAGCAACGCGGGTAATTGCTGCCGACTATGACATCGAAGATGTAGACGGTGAGCGTAAGAAGATCGAAAAGCAGAAGAAAGAACCCAAAGAGAAGTCCGGCCAGGTGCCGGAACAAAAATAACGAGGTCTGGTACCTCAACGAAAGGAGATGTCCAGGTGACTCTCGAAGAAGCGTTAGCAGAAATACAGAAGCTGAGAGATGAAAATGCAAAGCACCGGTTGAAAAACAAGGAGCTGAGCGAGGAAGTTGCAACGGTTAAGGCCGAGCGTGACAAGGTTGCTGCCGAAAAAGACAGTCTCTCACAGTCTGTTGTGAAGTTGACTGAAGATGCCGAAAAGACCAAGACTGAGTTGACTGCCAAGATTGACGAAGCCAGCAAATCAGCTTCAGAGAAGATCAAGGCAGCTGAAGTAGCTGCACTTGCAATCAAGGAAGGTCTGGTGGATCGTGACGCTCTCAAGCTTGCCGATCTGTCAAAGGTCGAAATAGATGAGTCTGGCAACCTCAAGGGGGCTGATGATGTAATCAAGGCGCTCAAAGAGTCAAAGCCTTATCTTTTCGGCACTGCTTCCAGCTCCAGCAACCCGGAAAAGAAGCCGCCTCCCGAAGAAACGGAAACCAAAAAGGCCACAGAGATGACCAAGGAAGAGTACGACAAGGCGAAGCAGGAGCTGTTGAAACCTTCGAAATAAAACAGAAACAGGTTTGGCCGGGTGCTGAACCCCCATTGAAGCCGGGTGCTCAAGGGTTAATTGGATTCATTTCAATCAATCAAAAGGAGCGTTCATCATGGGTATTCAGAATTTCCCGGCTGCATTGCAGCCCATCATTCAGCAAGGTTTTTTGGAGCGCGAATTCCGCGAAGGTCTCCAGGCGCGGCTTGGTTTCCGTGCCGTCGCAGACCGTGAGCCGGCCAACGTCGCAGTTGGTGAGTCTGTCACCAAAACCCGGCGGGGCCTCAAAGCGCCTAAAGAAGAGTTCCGAGATCCTTCCACCAATAGCGGACTTGATAACGGTATTACCCCTACCGGCTGGACCGTAGAGCAATTCACCCTTGCTATCGGGCAGGTTGATGACTCCATCGACTTGAACATGGTCACATCCCGCGTCGGCATCGCCTCTCAGTTCATGCAGAACGCCAGAGTTAACGGTGTTCAAGCGGCTACCTCTCTCGACATGCTTGCTCGTAACTCGCTGTTTTCCGCTTACTTGGGTGGCAATACCCGTGTCACTGCCACACTTGGTGCTCCGGCTGCAACCATTCAGGTTGATGATATCCGTGGTTTCCGGCAGGTCATGGTCAATGGTGTGCCGACGGCTGTATCTGTTGCTAACACCATGACTGTCCTGGTTGGCGCAACTGACTACACCCTGACCGGTGCGACTGCTGATGGTGTCAACGTTTCCACAACTCCGGGCGGTATCTCTGGCACTCTGACCTTCTCCGGCAACGTCTCTGTTGCGAATGGTACCGCTGGCAAGGCGGTTGTCAGTGCTGTGGCCCCGTTGGTTATCCGTCCCAATGCTCGCACTGCCACCTCCGACCTCATCGTGACCGACCTGCTCACCATGCAGATGGTCCTGAGCGGCGTTGCCCAACTCCGGGCCAACAACGTACCGGATCATAACGGCGCGTATAACTGCTATCTGGATGATTTCATGCTTCTGGAACTCTTCCAGGATGCCGATTTCAAGCTCCTGTATCGCGGTGCTTACGGTTCGTCCGAATACAAAAACGGGCAGATTTTCGAGCTGCTTGGTGCCCGGTTTATTCCTGTCAATACTGCCTATCAGCAGAAGCTGGGCGCGGTACCCATTCGCCGGGCCATTCTCTGTGGCCAGGGTTGTGTGATCGAAGGCGAATTCGAAGCTACCGGTTACACCGATGTTGCTCCCGGCGATTCGTTGATAGAGGTCATCGATGGTGTCGCCATGGTAACCCGTGAGCCGCTGGACCGGTTGCAGCAGATCATTGCACAGTCCTGGTACTGGATTGGTGGTTATGCTGTTCCGACCGACATCACTGCCAACCCGAATGTCATTCCGACCGCCTCCAACAGTTATTACAAGCGTGCGGTACTGCTCGAAGCTGCTTAATTCGTAGGGGAGGGGCATATTTTGTCCCTCCCCTACTTACAAGAAAGGAAAGGCTATGCCGCCAAAGGGAAAAAAGAAACCGTGGGAAACCGGACCTGAAGATGAAGCTGCAGCGCAAGATACTCAGCCAGGATCCGAACCAGCAGCTGAAACTCCGGCCACAACCGACCAGACCGTGATTGATGAAGTGGTTGCAGAGTCGACAGAATCCACCGAAGAAGGGGGCAAGCCCGAAGTGGTGCTCGACGCTCCCTATGCCTACTATGACGATGATGATGTTCTGCATTCTTGGCAGGCCGACCAGAAAGTAACCGACCAGACCGTGATTGATGAACTTATCAAGCGGGGTGCTCCCCTCAAAGGGTAAGAAATGGCCTTGACCGATGCTCAAAAAACTGATGTTCGCAGGTTCTGCGGGTTTCCACTGTTTGGCAACCAGCCGACGCAAACCTTCGGCTATCGGTACTTCACCCATTACGGGACATTAGAATACCGAATGAACAACATGAGTGCAGCGGAAGAGGCTGTTGTGGTTAATACCTATCTGGCCAACTTAACCACCTTGGAAACTGCCATTGTTGGCACTTCGACCAATTTGGACACCGACAAGGCGGCAGTTTGGGAGCGCAACAAGACTGAGCACAAGGACAGAGAGGAGCTATTCAATTCGTGGAGACATAAACTCTGTGCTTTCTTCGGCATTGCTCCGGGACCGGGCCTGAAAGGTGTCGGGATAGGTCTGATCGTATGAATGGGACTCTGGCACAACAGAAGGTATATGCAGGGTATGCCAAAGCTGCTCAGTACATGGGCAAGGATTATCAGCTATTCCGGCCCACCAATGCTCTTAGTCCCATAAACGCACCCGTCAGGACGCTGCCGGCAGCCTTTAGCCAGGATGCTAATTTTTCCAAGCCGAATGAGTACGGTAATTCCGTATGGGATGCTTTGGTAGATGGCAACCAGACGCAAGTCGGAGATTACCTGGTTGGGCCATCGACATTCTTTATCGCCGGAATGCAGCACCTCCTTCCCATCCTGTGCGTGGAGTGCAACCGGATAATCAATGTATTGCGGCCAACTCAACCCAATGGTGTTGGAGCTGTCGGCTACGGTGGAGACGTAACCACGACCGAAACGCTTATGTTGCAGGGATGGCCTGCCAGCATTCTTCAAGGCACGAAAGGGGAAAAGAACCCGGCAGGGCTCCCAGGGGATGAAAGACTCCCATGGTGGATTATCCTTCTGCCTGCATGGCCGGGAGTGACAA